GTGCCACCCGTGACAGACCCGTCATCGGTTCCGTTGGTGGCCACCAGGCTGTCCAGGTCCATGCCGTCCGAGTAGGGGTCACCCATGGCGTCCGGGTCCGTCTCGCTGGCCAGGCCGTCCGCCTGGCCCGTGTCATCGTACATGGCCACATACCCGGCGGGGCTGGTCTCCAGCGTCAAGTCCAGCGTGTACGTGATGCGCATGTCATGGGTGATGGGGTTCCGGCCCAGCTGGTCTTCAGGCAGGTAGCAGACCGGGAAGAAATCCCGCCACCTGACCATCACCGGCTGGGCCGCCCCGTAGTTGTAAATCACGTGCTGGGCTGACTTCAGGGTCAGCCTGTTGCTGGCCGGGGGGCCGTCCAGCCTGTTGTACTCACGCAGCCCTTCCGGGTTGGGGGACTCAATACAGATGATGTCATCTTCGGCCAGCGTGGCGCTGGGGGACCAGGCGCTGAAGACGTTCCCCTGCGTGGTCAGTGTCGTATCCCCCCGTGATGGTGCGGACGGTACAAAGCTGGCCCACAGCTTGTCACGGTCCAGGCAGAACCCCACGGCCCCGCCACGCTCCAGATGGGCCATCATGGATTCCAGCTTGTGGGGCAAGTTCTCGCGTTGGCTGGACCCCGTGGCGTTGAAGGGGCCCACAATGACGCTGAAGCGCAGCCGCCCCGTGTTCACCACGGAACGCATCCGGCCAGACAGGGACCAGGCTGACCGCCTGTCACGCAGCGGGGTGACTTGAAGGTCTGACAGGGGCCGGGGAATCTCAAGGATTTCAGCCCCTGACCCCCGGCCACCTGGGTAGAACACAAAGCACGGATTACCCACGGTCTACACTCCCGTCAGCATGGGGCTGGTGGCGCGTCCGAACGGACCATAGACCCGCTCAATTTGGCGCATCAGCGCCGGGATGGCATCCGGGTCCATCACCATGGTGGACACGTTGATGTTGGGGGCGCCACCCCCACCCATGCCGCCCATGGCGGACTTGGCGGACTGTGTGGGGCGTCCGCCCCGCTGGGTGATGCGTTCGCCCTGGTGGACCAGGGCCAGCTGGGTGCGCGGGATGTAGCCGCCGGACTGGCGGAACCCCAGTGAGCTGCCCACGTTCTTGAAGAACCCCCCGATTTTCTCCCCCACTTCCTTGAAGGGCTTCCCCACCTTCTCACCGAACTCTTTCAGGTCATCTTTCACGCTGAACACGTCCTGAATGAAGGACTGGATGTTCAGCCACACCCTGGTCCACCACATCCGCATCCCGTCAGCAATGGCGACCATCAGCGCCAGGGGCAGCTTGACCACTATCCCCAGCAGCATCTTGCCAATGGCGGTCACCAGGCCGGACCCGGACCCATCAAACAGGTTCTCCACAAAGCCCACCAGGATGCCTTCCAGGGCCCCGGCCAGACCTTCCACCAGGCCGATGATGAACTCATCCACCTGAAACAGACCTTCAAAGAACGTGGTCACCTTGTCCCACAGGGCTTCAGCCGTCTTCTCTCCACCTTCAGCCAGACCGCTGATGGCACCCACCAGGCCCCCGATGACCCCCATGATGGTGCCCATGAAGCCACCCATCTGGGAACCCCACCTGGTCAGCAGCTCACCCCCGGACGTGTTCATGGCGGACACCAGGCCGTCCACCACGGCGGACTGAAGCCCCCCGCTGGACTCGGACAGCCTGGCGGACGTGCTGGCGGACTGTTCGGCCTGGCCGTCAGCTGATGCCTGTTCGGCCCGCTTGATGGCTTCCTGTACTGTGTCCACCCCTTCGGCGTACTCCGTGGCGCTGATGGTGTTCCTGGCCAGCGCCAGGTCCAGGTCCAACAACAGCACCTTGTACTGTTCCAGGGCGGACATCCCCAGCCCCAGCTTGTCCGTCAGGGTGGCCAGGGAATCTCTCAGGCCGTCCGCCCTGGTGGCGTTGTTTTCGACGGGGGCCACGCTGGCTTCAAACAGGGCCGCCACGTCCGCCATCCGTTCATGCAGGGCGGCCAGACTGTCCACGGCCTTGTCTGTTTTGGATGACAGGCCACCCATCCCGCTGCCCAGCCCCTTCAGCCGGTCTTCCAGGCTTCCCCCGGCCTCTCTCAGCTCTTTCTGTTCCCGGCGGAACTTGTTGGTTTTGTCAGCCGCCTTGTCCAGCCCCGCGTTGAACTCTTCCAGGCTGAAGGCCAGGGTTTCATCCTTCCACTCACGGAAGTCAGACACGGACCCGGTCAGCAGGATGGCCAGGCCCTGAAGAGCAGTCATCCCCACATTCAGGGACGCCACAAACAAGTCCCAGCTGTTGGTCAGGAAGACCACGCCAGCCGCCAGGTCATCAATGATTCCCGTCAGGCCGTTGCCTTCACCCCCGGCGCCGGTCAGGGCCGCGAACATCTTTCCGCCAGCAGCTTCAGCGACCATCCCCAGGTCCGCCATGGCGCGTTCCCATTCGCCAGCCGCAGCTGATGCAGCTGGGCCCACGTCCGTGCCGAACTCATCAGCAAAGTTGATGAAGTCCTGAAGCTGGCCGGGGTCACCCAGCGCCTGCAACATCCTGGTACCAGATGCACCCAGCAGGTCCGTGGCCCTGACGGCCCGCTGGCCAGCGTCCGGTATGGCGGCCAGGCCCAGCATGATTTTCTTGAAGACCTCGTCAGGGCTGGCCCCTTCCAGCTCTTTGGCTTCGATGCCCACGCCCCTGAACGCTTCGATGGTCTTGACTGTACCGCGTTCGGCGTCCGCCATCAGCTGGGGAATCTTGGACAGGTTGCGTGACAGGGACTCGAATGACAGCCCGCTGCCCCTGGCGGCCAGGCGCAACCCGGCCAGGGTCTTCACGTTGATGCCCGTCCTGGTGGACATGTCCGTCAGCAGGTTGTTGACATCCGCCATTTTCTGAGCGAACCCGACCACAGCCGTACCAGCGGCCAGCAGGGCCCCGGCCATCTTCACGGCCATGCTGGCCAGGCCGTCAAATGACCGCCCCGTCTCATCTGCTGCCTTGCCGGTCTTCTCAGCCTGTTCCCCGGTCTCTTTCAGGGCGGGGCTGGCCTTGTCATCCATCAGCAGGACGTACTTGACGATGGGGGAGTTACCAGCCATGGGGCCTTCCTACTTGGGCATGTCCGTGAGCGGCAAGGTGGGGAACACCCATGCGTCACGGCTGTTGTGCATCAGAATAGCCTGTTGCATCCGCCGGTCTGCCGCTTCGATGCAGCCCCACGCCAGAATCCAGTCAAACCAGGCCCTGGCCGTGGGGTGCAGATGGTCAGGCGCCACCCAGTCACCGGGGGTCTTCCCGGTGTAGCGCCTGGCCATGGCGTCAAGCATTCCCATCATCATCGGGTCCGCCACGAAAGGTGGCGGCCAGGTCCGCCGCCTCCAGATAGTGCCGGACGGCGACAAACGCCAGCTGTCCGATACTGTCAGGCTGAAGCGAACCACCCAGGAAGACCACGCCCCGTTCAGCATCCTGTTCATCGTAGTTCCGGGTGAACTTCACGGGGTACCACTTGCGCTTTGTGGTGGAGACAGCCACCACGCAGTTGCACACCACCACTTCCATGTGGTCCGCCGCTTCCGTTTCAGCCACGCCCTGGCTGGCTTTGGCGTCATGGGTGCGCTGGGCCCTGTCCATGGCCAGGGGAACCCCGGCGGGGTCCACGGGGCCGCCCACCAGGGCCACGCTGGGGTCCAGGTGGGACTTGCTGACAGCGGCGCCCACGGCGGCCTGGCGCGCGGCTTGCGCGTCCTGTACCGCGCTGACCACCAGGCCCACGGCCACGGACAGCCTGGCGGCCTCGGAAGGGGTCAGGTGGCGCACCTTGTACCACAGCCCTTCAACCTGAACATCATCTGTAGTTTTCGCCACCAGCGCCCTGATGGCTGGGTTGGACTTCTGGCCATTGCTGGACATCGTTTTCTCTCCTGTCTGTTATTTGCGTATACGTAATATGATGACCCGGATTCAGGCGGCCCGTGGCATACCCACGGGCCGCCTGATGGGTCAGCGTCTGACTGGCGGCCCCGCCGTGCTACCAGTCGTAGGAAGCCCCACCCAGCGTGTTGGACAGGGCGATAAGCACCCCCTTGTCCGTGCCAGGCGAGTAGTCCGCCAGGCCCTTCAGCGTGACGTTCTGCGTGATGACATCCACGCTGCTGATGGGCTTGCTGGCCTCGGACACAAACGCATTATGAAGCGTGGCCGTCAGGGAGTTGCCGCCGGTCCCAGTCCAGGCCAGGGACGCGTCTGACTTGGTGCCCTGGTACAGCCCCCCGGTGAAGTGGGCCTGGTCCCAATGAAGCCCCAGCTTCAGCTGGGCCGTCCGGCGGCCACTGAAGTAGGCTTCATCAGCCAGCAGACTGCCCAGGTACTGGGGGCCTGCCAGGGCGTTACTGATGGTCAGCTCCCAGCTGGTGACCCGCGCAAAGTTCTGGCTGTTCCAGGCCAACAGCCCCGCCTGGTGGTGGATGACCCGCTCAAACGTGGACAGGTAGGTGGGCGTACCGGCGGCCACCTCTCCACCGTTGGTGATGCCCACATAGGTGGCCTTGACCCGCAGGTAGTCCCCGGCGGACTGCGACAGGACCAGGGTATCCACCTTCATGCCGGTGAAGACTTCCCCCCGGCCGCTGTTCCCCAACAGCTGTTCAATCGTGTAGCTGGGGATGGTATCGCCAGGGGTGATGTTGTGGTTGAACGTCGGCCCCCCGCTGCTGACGGCAGACCCCAGCGCGGCCCACAGCAGGTTCCCGAACGCTGGTGCGTCATAGGTGCCCAGGATGGCCAGGTCACCCCCGGCGTTGTCCGCCTGGTCATGGACTTCCTGGTCAAATCCAGCGCTCACGCTGGCCAGAACGGGGGACATGGGCCGCTCCACACTCCTGGCCAGGTTCGCTTCCACGGCCCGCATCCAGTTGGAGCGTGCCACGGCTGTGCCGGGGGTGGTTTCAACACCCCATCCAAGGCCAGCGCCTTGTCCGGTGAAGGGAAGAGACATGACTTACTCCTGAACGGTTTGAACCTTGATGATAGCGCGGGGGTTGATGGTGCGGCCCCTGGTGGTCCGAACCGTGAGAGAAGCGGTATAGTCCTGGCCGCTGGTTCCAGCGTGGACTGTGGTGCGAATCAGGCCCCGGCCCACCATCCGGGTAAGGGACTCCGTGTACAGCGCGGCCTGGTCAACCCCGCCCTGCAACACCTGGAAGTTGAGTGACTCCACCTCTTCATCCAGCGTGGACCCGTTGTGCTTGTTGCGGCGCTGTCCGAGCATCCGCGACACGTCCCACCACACGTGCATGGTCTCAGTGGCTTGCTTCACCAGGCGCTTGCGGGGCTTGGTGGCCCCCCGGCGCTCTGGTGACCAGCGGACCACGTTGGTGTACGGGCCGCTGGCCGCATACAGGCGGCCATTCAGGGGGGACACGGGGGTGTTGGCCACCCAGGCGCTGGCCGGGGTGCCTGTGTGCATGTAGTACCCCCACAGCACGTTCAGCGCCCCGCTTTGTGGCAGGGACATGCTGGCCATGTCCAGCGTCCCCGTCTTCAGGGCGTGGTCCCAGCCGGTCACAGTGAAGCCCAGCGGGCTGTGGCCGTCCGCTTCCGTGACCCGCAGGTCATTGCCGGATGACAGCACGTTGTCCCAGAAGCTGTCAGGCAGGTGGGACAACTCAGCACGGACATACTGGGGGTTGGCCCCGGCCAGGAAGTCCACCGTGAAGGGGAAGCGGCGCAGCCAGCGCCCAGCCCCGGCCCCCGTCGTTGGTTGAATCCAGCTCATCTAAACCCCTGTAAGTGAAGGGTAGTAGCACTCAAGCCGCGCAACCGCGACAGGGTTTGAAGAGCCCCCGCCTTCAGCCCTGGCCACAAACGGCTTGATGGACAGCATCACATCCATCACGGTGCCACCCAGCTGGCGGTCAGCTTCCACGGCCCGCAGGATGTCGTTGGCCATGTTGTTGGCCGCTTCCTGTCTGGTGTCCTGGTCTTCCCCCATGGCCGGGGCCCAGCCCACGATGGTGAAGACCAGGTCACGGCGCCACACGCCCAGCTCCGGGTCTTGACCGCCTTCCACCTCTTCCAGCACCACGGCCACATACGGGGTGTGGGGCGGCCTGGGTATCCTCGACTTCTTGACGCGGACCTGGCCCCCGGCCTGGTCACTCAGGTCATGGGTGTACACCCCGGTTCCGTCAGCCGCCTTCAGCGCGGCCACCAGGTTGTCATGGATGGTGTTGATGGTGGCGGCCACTATGCTGCCCTCCTGTGAAGCAAGGATACACGCCAGACATCAATCATCAGGGGGGACATTTCGCCCACAGCCATGTTGAACGCGTCCCGTAGAAAGTGATGGGCTGGCACAGTCACCCGGTCCACCAGCTTGTACCAGGGTTCCAGCCCGTTGCCATCACGGTGCGCCAGGTACAAGTCCCCGTCCTTGGACCTGAACGGGAAGAACAGACCGGCGCCGGTAGTCCGCAGCCGCCCCCCGTACCTGTCCACCCCGGCGGCTGTCAGCGCCGGGGACAGGGGTATCCGCAGGTAGTCACTGACCTTCGGCGTGATGATTCCGCCGAACTCCTGAATCCCTGCATAGATGACCTCGCCCCCACTGACCCGGCCACCAGCTTGCAGCATGACCATGGGCGCGCCCTGGTCATCCACCACCATGCCCCGGACGGACTGCCACAAGCGGCCTGAACGCACGCGCATCCGGCTGCGTGCGTTGCGTTTGGCCATGCTGTCCATCTTCAGGGACACGGCTGTCAGCTGGACCAGCAAGCGGCGCCGGAACTCCAGCGCGCCTATCTCCTGAATCCGCGCCGTCCACTGGTCCAGTGTCTCTTCAGACATGGGCCACCATAGCCGCCAGGCGGCCACAGGCGGCCCGCTGCCCCATCAGGGTGGGACTACCACTGCGAACAGCCAGCGCCACGGCCACGGCCAGCTGGTGGCCCCCGCTCACGTCAGCCAGCTACCGGGGCAGCGGTAGTCCCTGATGAGTTCCTTGACGTTCCCCGGCATCTTGGGCAGACGCCAGCGCACACGCATGGGGCCATCATCGGCGTTTTCGTGGACCAGCGCCCCCTTGCGCGCTTCATAGGCCACGGCTGAGAACCTGTACACGGCTTCCAGCAGGGCCCCCGGCGGGTCCGCCGGGTCATAGCCCACGGTGCCCACCACCTTGATGGACCTGGTGGTGGTGGACCAGCTGCTGGTGGCGCTGGGCTTCAGCCAGACCTGGCCCCGCTTGACCACCACCACCCTGTCCGCCGCTGGCTGTTCCGTGTCGGAACCGTATTCCCAGTCATCGTCACAGTGGATGGACGTGATGGACACCAGGGGCTTGTACGGCGTCTGAAGCATCCGGGGCTCAGATGCTGAAGGGCCATCCTGGTACCAGGTGTACACCTGCTGGGCCAGCTGTCGCTTGCTACTGTCATCGGAAGGCAGGTTCAGGTATCCAGCCAGGGCGTCTTCCACCCTGTCCAGAATCTCTTCCATCACCGTGTCAGCCCCGCCATCCAGCCCAGCGATGTAGGGATACAGACCGGTAGCCGTTCCGATGCGTGCCATGACTTACCCCGCGTCCTGGTCCGCCGGGGCGGCCTGGTCATCCTTGGGCGCCTTCACCAGCTGGTACGTGTCCGGCTTGCCCTTCTTGCCCTTGACGGTCTTGACCGTGTCGCCGTGGGCCGCCCCGTCAGGGGCCGCCTTCAGCTGGCCGCCGGTCAGCAGCTGACCCGCCTTGCTGGCCGGGACTTCCACCACGGCCCCCGGCTCAAACACCCCGGACGTGGTGACCATCCTGTGGGCGTCCGGGTTGAACAGCGCGCGCCTGGCCATCAGCTGTCACCCTGGTCCGACTTCGGCGCCGGGGCCTTCATGGCCTTGGTGTACTGGGCCTTGGACAGCTCACGGAAGCCCAGCTGGGCCGCCTTGCGGGCCCCCAGGTACTTGAAGGTGTCCGCGTCCGGGCCGAAGTCGCGGATAAGCTGGTCCGCCGTGGCGTCCGCGTTGAAGGTGATGACCTCTTCACCCTTGCCGTTCTGACCCTTCCGGGTCTCCAGCGTGCGAATCTCGCCAGGGGCCCAGCCCCTCAGCGTCTTGTGGGTGCCGTTGTACTTCCGCCCATCGGGGAAGCCCAGGAACATGATGTAGCGCATGAAATGTCCTCTTCAGGATGATGGTGAAGCGGACATGTGGGGCAGGGTGCGCCAGGACGGCCCGCTATCGCCCTGGCGCAGCCCCGTTCAGGAACTACGCGGACGCGTCCCTGTAGAACACGGTCAGCTGGAAGTCCGAGACCTGGCCCGTGCCCTGGTGGTCCGCCGCCACGCGGATGGGCTGGTTGGCGCCGTACTTCAGCTTGGACTGGTCCAGACCCGCTTCCCAGTCCTGGTCAGAACCAGGGCTGGACCCGTACGGGTTGGGGTCGTTGCCCACGGTGTCACGGGCCGCCAGGGCGCCTTCCGCAGCCGTTTGGGTGCTGTACTCCCAGGCCAGGGTGGTGCCGTCGTTGCCGTACAGCTGGAACTTGACGTAGTTGGACGCGTGGTCGGAAATCCCGGCCTCGCTCACCCCGGCCACACCCAGGACTTCCACGGGGCGGCCCAGCGTGCGGCTGATGTCGATGGCGGCCCCGGCCAGGCCAGCCAGGGAGACGATGAAGAACTTGACGGACATGCTGAACTCCTGTTCGGCGTTGTGGGCAACTGGTCAGTCATGCGGACCAGGCGCACCAGGTAGGCGGTCTACAGGTTGTAGCCCAGGTGGACGTTCTTGGTGGTGCCGCTGTCCGGCGTGTCCATGACCTCACGGGCCGTGGCCACCAGCTTGATGGCGCCACTCTCGATGTCCTTATCTGTCTCCACCGTGGCACCCCGGCGGACGTAGCGCTGGAAGGCGTCACGGTCGAACACGGCACAGCTGGTGGTGGACCCGGACCCGGTGTACTTGCCCGTGGCCGCCATGTCCGAGGACAGGAAGCGGGTCAGGACCAGGGGGATGCCCAGCAGCTGGGCCAGGGCGCCGGTCAGGATGGTGGCGCCACCCCCGTAGTTCTGGATGGTCAGGACTTCCGACAGAGTCAAGAAGTCGGTCACCAGGGCTTCCGGGGACACCAGGCCCACCAGGTTGCCCACGGCCCGCTCACCCAGGTCCGCGAGCATCCCGGCCCACTTTGCCACGCTGATGGACCCGGCCAGGTCCGTGGCCGCGCTGGTCTCGAACGCGCGATGGCGGAAGCCGGTACCCAGCTTGCGGTGGTCATCGGCGCCACCCAGGCCCACGCTGCCCCAGCGGCCCCGCGTGTTCCAGCTGGACAGGGCGCTGTCCGTGCTGGTGGAGCCCTGGCCGTTGACCATGTAGTCCTCAAAGCCGTCATCCAGGGCGTTGACAATCTCCCGGCGCAGCACGGTGGCCGCCGCGATGGCGGAATCCTCCACAGCCGCGTCATCCGCCATCACCAGGACGGCCAGGCCCTTCAGGTTGATGGTGGCGTTGTCCGTGGTGATGTCCCCGGCCTTGTACTTGCGGGGGTCGTTGGTGGTGACCTGGCCCTTGATGTAGGGGCGCGCGCCCCTGGTCAACTTGGGGCGCAGCACCACGTTGCTGTTGACCCGGACTTCCGGCAGCAGGGCCCGCAGGCGCCGGGGGACCATGAACTCCTGGTAGAGCGTGGGCAGGAACTCATCGGGAATCCACTCGGAACCCGCGTTGGTGCCGTCGTGGAAGGTCTTCTGGACGGCCTTGAAGTGGGCTTCCAGCGCCTGGCGCAGCGGGGCGCTGGGGCAGCGCTCCATGTGGATGACCAGGTCCGCGTCCAGGTTCGGGGTGTGGGGCGTGGCCTTGCTCATCCGCTGGGCCAGGCGCGCCAGGTTGCGCATGGTGTACATGCGCACCAGGTCCGCGTGCCACTGGTCCGCCGGGAAAGGGTCCGTCAACAGGCCCCACTGGGTGGTCTTCACCACCTCGTTGTTGGGCAGGGTGATGGACCGCGCGCCGCTGCCCAGCCGGACGTGTCCGGGGTCGTCGGACTTGTGCCCCCCGTTGATGTAGCTGCGCAGCTTGGAGTCACCACCGTAGGGCTCCGGCTCCGTGAAGTTGCGCTCAGTCAGAACGCGGTGGGCCGCCTTGACGGCCTCCACCTTCTGGTCCAGCTGCTCAAAACGGGCCGTGGCCGCGTCCGCGCGGTCGGCCAGCTCCTGCTGGCGCTTGACCACCTCGTTGAACTTCTTCTGGGCTTCGGCGCGCTGGGCATCAGTGGCCATGTCTTACTCCTCTCAGTACAAGATTCCGGCCCACTGGTCATCAGTGGACTCGGAAGTGGTGGCCGCCTTGTTGGGCGCCGGGGTGAAGTTGGGGTCAGGGGCGGCCATCTTCAGGGCCTTGTTGAGCTTCAACAGCTCCTGACGGGTAGGGGTGTGGGTGCGCAGCGCATGGCACAGCGCGTCCATGAAGACCTGGCGGGACATGCCCTTGCCAGCCGTGACCACCAGGAAGTCATCCTGGTCAGCCGGGGCGGACCCGTTGACGTTGACCAGGCCACGCTGGCCTGGGGGCAGTCCCATGGCTTTGGCGGCCAGCGCTTCCTGTTGCACGGGAACCGGGGCCGTGGACAGCTCCAGAAGTTCAGCCGTCTGGATGAAGAACCCATAGTCCGACTTGGCAGGGTGCCCATCTTCCAGCGCGCTGCGCATGGCCCACGACAGGGGCCGGAAGCCCACGGACGTGCCCCGGACGTATCCGCCGCCGTAGCTGGCCGCCCAGTCTCGCCCCGCCTGGGTGCGCAGGTTCCAGTGAATGGTCATCGTCAGGGCGGGGCCCTTGACGGCTTCCAGGTTGTCATGGATGACCAGGTCCAGGCCCTTGCCCACGGGGGGCACGCTGTAGTCATGGGCTGGCTGGATGACCGGGTTGGCCTTGAAGTTGTCCAGCTCCCATCCGGCTTGCACGATGATGTCATCGTACCGGTCAGCGGCTTCCGTGGAAGCAATCACGTCCGTGGACTTGGGCAGGTCATCGGGGTCATCGTCACCCCCGGCGCCGGACTCATCGTCATCACCATCATCCGCCTTCACGGCGGGGCCTGGTGACCTGGTCCACATCGTGATGGCGCCGGTTTCAGCCAGGCGCAACACAATCAGACGCTCTTCCATGGTCAGACGTTGCATGACGCTCCCTTGAATCGGTGTAGCACGACACATCTTGACGTGTCGAGTTTCGGTCAGATTTCCGGCACGCTCATCACGTGGGTTTCCACTGCACAACGGCAGTTGATGTCCTCTTCAGGGACACCGAACCCACCAGGGTGCGCGGCCTGGTGACCGTCGCCAGAAGTGAAGACCCCGGACACTTCAGCGCGCTGGCCGTCCATGGCCGTGTGGGACTCCCTGGTGGCGTCATCCACAGCGGACAGCCACCCCTTTTGGATGTCCAGGCCCCGGCTCTCAGCCTCTTCCTGTGCTGCCTGGGTGCCCATGGACACGGCCACCGTGGCTTCCGTCCGAGCGATGGTCAGTGACCTGGCGGGGCTGAAGGCGTTGGCCTTCAAGATGGCCTCTTGCATGGCCCCCACGCTGGCCCCTTCAGCCAGTCCGAGTTCCACCAGCACGCGGATGGCGTCTGTTTGCGTCCTGGTGGCGTTCTTGACCAGGCCCTGAAGCTGGCGCACCACTTCCGGCCTGGCCGGGTTGAACTCCAACCCATCCACAGGCAGCTGGGACGCTGTGCTGGTGGCGGCCAGCACCCAGGTCCGGCGCCAGGCGGGGCCCACGGCGTCCAGCATCAGCTGGCGTTCAGCAGCTTCATCCACCACGTCTTCCAGGTTGACGGCCTTGACCATGGCCTTGCCCCCGGCGGCTTCCGCCAGGCGCTGGCTGTACCGCTGGGCAGCGGCCCGCAGGTAGCCGCTGATGGTGGCCTTCAAGCGCTTCTCAGCTGGCTTGTGTGACTTGACCAGCCAGGCTTCCCACACAGTCCGCCTGTCCACGGACTTGGACATGGCCATCATGTACAAGGCGTCCGCCTTGTCATCGTCATCCACTTCAGCGTCCGAGGACTCCACAGGGTCTTCAGCCGCGTCCGCCCCGCTGTCATCGTCCGCCGGGGCCGCCGGGTCCGGCGCCGGGGCCAGCTCCACCACCTCTTCACTGACCGGCGCCCCGGCCAGCCCTTCATACGCGTACGCTTCCGCCGGGGTGGCCCCGGCCTCCATGTGCATGTGGGCCCGCTTCACCTGTTCCGTCCGCTCGCCTTGCAGGGGCAGCACCCCGCTGAAGTCATGGCGGATGTACAGCCGCTTCCCCTTGTACCTGGGGTACAGCCAGGCCAGGGACTTTGTCAGCCTGGCGTCCAGCAGGGCCGCTTCCTGCTTCAACCCACGCCAGTACACGGCGTCCTGTTGCCTGGCCGTGGCGTAGTTGGCCACCTCCATGCCCAGGATGACAGGGGGTGTCTGACCGGCGGCCATCATGCCCTGGCGGATGCTGGCGTCCAGCTTGGCGTACTCCATGTCACGGGGCTTCAAGTTCAGGAATGTGGGCTTGACCGCCCCGGACAGCACCAGGGGGCCGCCTTTCTTCACCATCCCCTTCCACGCGTCCAGCACTTCCTTGCGCGTCTCTTCATTCCACATGTCCCCACCTTCCGCCGGGGCCAGGGTCACGTCAGGGCGCCCCTGTGTGGACAGCTTGCGCTGATGGTTGCGGCTGGCCATCTTGGTGGCCAGGTCATCAGACAGGGCCCGCACCATGCCCACCCCATACAGACCTTCCGGCCCCCGTATCCAGCTGGTGTTCTTGACGTGGATGACCAGGTCCGGGGCGTACGGCTTCCGCCCATCCCCCATGTCATGCTCATACGCCTTGACCGCACGTCCGTGCCTGTTGGGGATGATGCGCATGTCTTCCGGGTGAACGCGCATCATGCTGACCGGCGGGGTGAGGCCGTCTGACCCCACCTTCACCGCGTAGTAGTTCCCGTCCAGCTGGAAGTCCACGAACAGCTGGCGCCGGAACTCCACCCCCGTGGTGTCACTGCTGGGGTCTTCCAGCAGGTCCAGAAGGTCATGGGTGGTCAGCTGTTCAGCTTCCGGGTCCATATCGGGGTTGCCCGCGTACAGCCTGATGGGAAGGCTGGCCAGGTCCGCGCCACGGCGCTGAACCATGGCGTACACCAGCGGGAACCGAGAAAACGCGGACATGGCGTACGCGCTGGGGTACGGCTTCTCACGTGCGAAGTCCCCCGCTGAATCAGCCCCGTGGTCCGGCTCTTCCAGCAGGGTGACCAGGTCCAGCAGGGCCTTGCCAGCCCACATCAACGGGTTCCAACGCATGGGGATGACCTCCTGTCCGGTCGCGGACCTTCCTGACGAGAGTAGCGCAGCACTCAAGCCAGCGCGAGTACAGCCGGACCTGGCTGTCAGCTGCTGGCCCCGGCGCCCCGCTGTCTGTCCAGCATGTACAGGATGTACCTGAGTGCATCCATAGCGTGGTCATTCGCCTTCAGCGGCTGTTCCGGCTGGTCCCCCTTGGACGTGGTGGTGTCCCAGATGTAGCCCTCAAACTCATTGATGAGTTCCACACAGCAGTCATGCACCACCAGGTGGGGCTTGCTGGACAGGTCATGCTGGCCCTTCTTGATGGCCAGCCTGGCCGCCACGGCGTTGATTCCAGCACGGACATCATTGCGGGCCCTGGACAGGGCCAGGCCAGCCGCTTGCGCCTGGCGTATCAGGTCCGGCCTGGCCGGGTCCGCCCACCTGGAACGGATGCTGGGTTCCGTCCGGCCTGGGTGCGCCTGGCAGGTCTCACAGGCCACCTGTACCAGCCATTCAGCCCCGTCATCGTCCGCCTCACAGGGCAGCATCACAGTCATGGTGCCGGACGTACCATAGGCTTTGACCTCGCGTTCCCTGTGGTAGTCGGCTGACTCCAGACGTTCCCAGCCGTCATCAGGGTACGGGCCCACCAGGCCCCGGACTGGGTGGCCGTGACAGCTGGGGCAGCTCTCAATCTGCTGGACGGCCAGGACGTGGTCAGCCAGCAGGACGTTGGACTGGTACCGCTCCCTGTACACGTGGACCACGTCATCATGGGGGTCAACGGCCACCCACAGGATGGCTTGGGGGTTGCGATAGCCGAAGTCCCAGCCCTGGTACCGCTTCCAGCCCAGCGGGATGGGGAAGCTGGGGACCACGTGGCTGTGGCGCTGGAAGTCGCTGTACACCCTGCCTTCCAGGCTGGTGAACTCGCCCCGCTCGCGTGCTGCCCTCTCATGCGCCCCGTACTGGGCCAGCAGGGCCTGTAAGACGTGCTGGGGCATGTAGGGGTTGTGGGTGGAGTTCAGCGCGTACACGCCGCTGTAGGCTTCCGGCTTGTTTTCAAACCGCTTCCACACCCAGGTCCGCCCCTTCAGCGGAGTCATGGTCATCAGGACGCGTCCGGCCCTGTCAGCGCAGCGCATCCGGCCCTCATTGAAGACGGGCTCACTGTGCTCTTCATCCATCCACAGGAAGTTCCAGTCAGCGCCCTGGAAGGCTTCACGGCCCTGCTGGTCCGACTTGAACAGGATGATTCCGCCACCAGGCAGACGCGCCACGGCGGGGCCGCGTCCGTCCCTGTTCAGCCAGGTGGTCCCTTCTGGCAGGAACTTTTCACACTTCGGACGCATCACGTTGACGCTGTCTTCCGAGCGCTTGGCAGATGCGCACACCACGCCAGGGCCTGGCTGGATGGCGGACACGTCCAGCCCGTTGCGAGTAGCCCACAGCTGGACGGCTGGGTGGTCCCTACCCAGCGCCCACGCCACACACAGCATGGCCCCGGCTTCCGTCTTCCCTGACCGGTTCCCGCCCTTCAGCAAGAACACCAGCAGGTCCGGCGCCAGGGCCTGCTGGACAGCCACGCGCTGGCTGGTCATCGGGGTGGGGTTGTGCCACAGGTTCACCCCGGCCAGGGGTACACGGCGCACCAGCTCACGCAGGGCCGCCAGGGCGGCCAGGCCCCGGCGGACCTTGTCAGACCTGGCGGTCAAGGGGCATCCCCAGCGCCAGCATCAGCCCCGCCACCACGGCGGCCTGGTCCTGGTTTGCGTCCACCTCGTACACGGGCAACTCCCTGGCCTTGACCAGCTGGGTGAAGTTCCAGGCCCTGGTCCGCGCCCCCTTGCGCCAGCTGACGTTCTGGCCTGTCCCCCTGGCCAGACACCTGGCGTCCAGCTGGGCCTGGTCAGCCACCACGTGGGCCAGGCGGATGTCCGCCTGGACATGACAGCCCTGTAGCCAGTCCAGCGTGGGCCTGGTGGCCATCCTGGCGCCGTCCAGCAGGGTGTACCTGTAGTCAGCTGCCAGGTTGTCCGCCCAGTACCTGATGGCCTCCCTGGCGCCTGAGTACGGGACGGTGTCACCACCGTCATGGACAGCCCCGGTGTAGTGGCCCACGGCGCAGATGGAACGACCACTGGCCAGCGTCCACTTGGGGCGCTGGTTCAGGGTGTGGAACTCCCCCAACAGCCGCCTGACAGCCGTTGTCTTCCCAGCGCCTGGTGGTCCCACGATGAACAATACGATGGGCTTCCTACTCATCATCCGGCCTGTACAGGTGTGCTCTGCGACACATAGCCACAGGCTTGAAGCACTTCCCACCGTCCTTGTGAAGCCGTGAGCGGGGTTCGGCCTGGGGGCCGCGTCCGGTGAAGTTCAGGTGTCCGGCCAGGTCATGGCACAGCTGGCGCTGGGCCCACACAGGCAACCCCAGCACCCTGTTGCAGAACTCCACGTAGTCCTTGTCTGAGAAGTCATCCGGCATGTCATCCGCCTTTATCGTATACGTTAATCCATCCCAGCCACCAGGGTGTCCGCTGGGCCACCACGCACAACACGGGCCGCTGACAGCTACCTGACAGCCGCCAGCTTCAGGCAGAACGGAACCCAGCACCACGCCACCAGGCACAGCACCACGGCCCACGTGGGCAGCACGCCCAGCACGCGCCCCCAGAAGGGCCTGGCCGCCACCTGCTGGTCCGTGACTTCCGGCCCCATCACCACCAGGGGGCCCACCACCCAGCGCGTCCGCCATGTGCGGACCCTGGACTGGATGCTGAAGACTTGCGCCCCGCCGTCCGGCCTCGGATGGACGCCCACGCTGACCACGTCCGCCTTGGTGTAGACCTTCCCGCTGGTCACCTTCCAGCCCAGCCACAGCCAGGACCAGGCCAGGGTGTACCCACGAATGGTCACAGGTTCAGCACCAGCTCTTCAGCTGGCGTCCCTTCTGGGGCTTCACGCACCAGGGCAAACCCCATCATCACCTGGTTCTGGATGCCGCCAGTGGCCTGGTGGACAGCCAGCTGGTCAGGACTGGCCAGAACAGGCGGGGGGACAGGGACGGGGACCACCACCACGTTGACCGTCAACGCCTTCCAGCCGTCAGCCAGCATCCGCACCAGCACGGCGTTGGCATGGGCTGACGGGGCGATAAGCGCCATCTGCTGGCGCCCCCCGCAGTCCTCCGCCGGTTTGGGCAGGTACTTTTCGCGCATGGCCCTGGCCGCCCCTTTGGCTTCTTTCTCCAGCCGCTTGCGCTGTTTCCTGTTGGGCCTGGCCTGGTCCAGCAGGGCGTCCGCCGCCTTGCCGTTGACCTTCTCTTGCAGCGCCCTGGCGGACGCTTTGGCCAGCAGGTCACCCACGGGGTTGTTGTCGTTGTTGTCGGACTGCATCAGGACTCCTGTGTAGGCTTAAACGCCACGTCAATCAGCTGGGCTGGTTCCAGCCCTGCCATGTCTGCTATCTCGGGAAGGGCGGCCATCAGGTCCGCCAGCATGACCCGTGGGTCCGTGCTGCTGGCACCTTCCAGCAACACGTCCACCTTCAAGGGCTCATCCAGCCCCAGCAACTTAATCCGCAGGGCGTGCAAGTCAGCGACCACAGCGGCCATCCTGGCGTCCGGGGCTGTCCTGGTGACGATGACTTCCACTTCCCCATCATCGGCTTCATCACCTTCCGACGCCACCACCCGTTCACTGATGATGGCCCCGCCTATGGCGACTTGCGCACACGCACCCAGGAAGGCTTCCAGCTGGGCCAGGGCTTCAGCCCGCTTTGTGGTGCGGTCTGTACCCTCGAATGAGCGGCGCCAGGACTCCATGATGCTGGCCCTGTCTCGCTCAATCTGGCGGGGGGTGACGTTCCAGTGTTCGGACAGCTCACGGCACACCTTCCGGGTCCAGCTGCCTGACAGCATCTTGAACTCAACAGCGTCCAGCCTGGCCTCCACCTGGCGCTTGGTGTGCTTGCGTCCTGCCATCAGGGGCCGATGTTCTTCAAGGACTCACGGCCCACCCGGATGACCAGCACGATGATGACCACCATCATGATGAAGGCCAGCGCCAGGACCAGGCCGATGACCAGGGGGTCCACGTTCAACAGCTGCAACACCCCGGCTGTCAGCGCCAGGGGCAGCACCACGGCCACCCCCACGCTGAACAGGGCCGCGCTGATGTTGGCCACCTTGCGCCGCTGGATGGGGCTCACGACCCACCCCCGGCATCCGTCAGCACCACCAGCTCACGGCCAGCCATGCGCCCCAGCGCCCTGATGGCTTCCGCCACCTCTTCAGGGGTGTGGCCGTCCTGGCACACCATGTCGATGACCACGGCCAGCTGGCCCGCTGTGGCGTACTGGTACAGGGAAGCCAGGATGGCGGCCTGTTCCTTGGTGATGCTGTCCATGGTTCAGCCCCGCTTAGTGGTCATCGGCGGGGGGCCACCCAGGCGCGACAGCTGGCGCCTGGCGTCCGCCAGGGCCTGGTCCGTCCGCGCCATGGCGTCCGCCACCCGGTCACGGTTGTCCGTGGCCCTGGTCAGCTTGCGAGACACGGCCACCAGGTCCGCCGTGGTGGTCTTGATGTCCTGGCTGTGGCGCTGATACTCCAGCTCCTGGTTCCGGCGCTGGTCCACCAGCGCTTCAATAGTGGTGTTCAAGGTGTTGGTGTTCATGTCGGTCCTCTTCGTGACGCAGCCCAGATAGTGATAGCGCAGCGCATCCGGGGGGCCGCTGACCCCGAACGCGGCTGATGATGGCGGGTCCGCCCCGTGGTCCACAGCCAGATACACCCCGCTGTCCAGCGTGCCCTTGAAGGCTTCTGACCAGGTCTTCAGCAGCTGGGCCGTAGTCAGCCCACCAGGGGGCTGGCTGAACTTCGTGTGGGCGTCCCTGGCCTCCAACTCGGACAGCCAGCCCATGTCAATCGGGCGCTGCTGGCGGAAGTCATGCTGGGCGCCATCCAGCCAGCGCTGGAAGTCCACCAGCTTGGTGGTGGCCTGGTCATCAAGGTGGAGTTCATAGCGGACTGGCTTGTCCAGCCACGCGGCCAGCCGTTCCTTGACTTCCGCCACGATGGCGCCGGGGTCCGTGGGGGGCTCTTCATCGAACCACACCACGAACTCAGGGCCGCCAGGCGGAACCACGGCCTGGTCCAGCGTCTTGAAGCGAATGTGACAGCCTGGCGCCTGGTCATCGTCCGGCGCCGGGGGCAGGGCTTCACCAGGGGTCCGGTTCAGGGCCTGGTTCAGCGTGTCCATGGCGTCACCCACCAGGCCGTCCGTGTCCAGGGCGTCATCAAAGGACGCCAGGCTGTCCAGGGCGTCCATCACGTCCGTCTGGACCCCCACCAGGCAGTCCAGCACATCTTCCCTGGTGGGCGGGTCCACGTAGTCCGCCAGGCTGAAGGGCCTGACCGTCCGGCTGACCGGGGTTCCGGTCACCCACTCAGGCGGGATACCCAGCGGGGGCTTGACGTGGTCGCCAGGCTTCCAGCTGGGCGGGTTCTCCATGGGGGCCACCTGCCACGTGGCGCCCCGTTCAGGGTGGGCCGCGTCTATGGTGCCCCCGCCTCGGATGACGTACCAGCCTGGCCTGGTGCCATCCAGGTACAACACGGCGCCCTGTTGGTGGGGCTGGAAGTCCTGCTGGTACACGATGGACTGGCCGAAGTAGTAGCGCGCTGTGAGAGTCATCAGTCCGCCAGATGCGCGGCCCTGAGACCGTCCACAGCACTGCCCAGCAACTTCAGCGTGGTCACAGCCTGGACCTTGACCGGTTTGCCATCGACGTTGACGGTGAAGCTGATGACCACAGCGGGATTCCCCCCCGTGGTTGCGTACGGCTTGCTGGCAATGGCCAGGTCTCCACACTCAGGAACACCAGAATGTACAGCCGCGTCAAAGGCCCCCGAATTGTTGGGGTTCAACTTGATTCCTTCCATCGTTTCTTCCTGTGCTTTGAAGCGTTAGGGCAGTCAGCGAAGTGGGACAGGAACGTGGGGCGCAGCAGGGCGCGCACCCTGGTGGGGTCTGGATGGCCGCCAGGGAAGCGGACCCACCTGTCTTCACGGGTCGCCAGGGACAGGGGCATGGGACGCCCTGATGACGGGGTGGCGCCCCGCTTGTACGTGGTGCCCCAGATGATGCCAGCCCCGCAGGACTCACAGCTGGCCGTGTCCCCCAACTTGGGCCTGGCCCCCTGTTGGGGTTCCGTCCCTGTTTCCGTCCCTGATGGACAGTCATGCGCGCTGAAGGTGGGCACCCTGGTGGTCATCCACTCGCCTGGCCGCCCCACCAGCACCCAGCGCCACGTGGCGGTCAGCACGTCCAGCGCCACCCCGTCACCCTGGTACACCTTGCCCCCGTGGGCCTTGCCCACCAGGACAGGGACATCCGCCCTGATGACCGGCATGTCACAGCCCTTGCATGGCCGCCCAGTAGCGGCCAGGGCCTGGACAGCCCTGTCCCTGGCGTTGCGTGTCATCCGCGTTCCTCTCCTGTCGCGCGAGACATAGATATGTCATGCAAGGAAGCCCCTGTCAACGTGACCCTGGCGCCACCAGGTCCAGGCCAGTACACTGGTCACGGTTCGCGGTCCTTTGTACTCTCCTGTCGGGGGTCGCGGGCCACGGCCCAGCCAGGACGCGCCGCAACTTCCTGGCTGGGCCACCATCATGGGGCTGGGTGGCTGGTGGGCCGCCCAGCCCCAACTTTTTGGGGTCCAGTCTTCACACACGCCCATCTGGCGCTACTGGTGTGTGTCGGCGCTGATGCCGACCTTGACGGGAGAATCCCATGTCTGAAGAGCTGAAGGCCCTGGCGGCCACCCTGGTGGATGTTGAGTGCAAGTTGCGGGCCCTGGCCGGGAAGGCTGGTCGGGGGCCCATGGGGCTGGCGCTGAACGCCAGCGCCACCAGCCTGTGGAGCGTCCGCGCTGGCCTGGTGGCGCTGGCCGCCGGGGGGTCCGCCGGTCAGCCGTGCATCCCGCCCAGCTGACTTGACCGTCCTGTGGACCTGGTGTACAACACCTGGGACTCAGCGGTCACCATGCCGCATAGCCAGCGTCATCTTAGTCGAGGTGGGAAGGCGCCATATCCCATAGACTGGCGGAAACAGGGTGATTCAGGCCCCGCATCCTTTGATGCGGGGCCGTCTTACGTTCAGATGGAAGAGCCGAACAGCCCCGCCTTGTCGATGGCCACATACTGGGCCACGGCGTCCCACTTGTCCCTGATGTTCTGGGGCAGGTCTTCCCACATGGGGCAGGGCTCACCCCGGAAGTTCAGTCCCGCCGTGTCCGGGTCTCCCCCCGAGTTGTAGGCGGCATACAGGGCCGCCCCGTGGCCGTTGTCCGGGTTGTGGTAGCAGCAGGGCGGATAGCTGCCCCCGGCTTCCTGGCTGGCCAGCTCTTCAAACCGCTTGCCGGTCTTCATGGTCACTCTCCTGTTGGTGTCCGCCTATACGTAGCATCAGACGCCAGAAGTGTGTGGTTTTCTACTTGGGCAGACGGCTGGCCAGCAGCTGGGCCCTGACCTTCCGGCGTTCAGCTCTCAGCATCAGCCGGACCAGCATCCAGTACGGGGGCAGGCCATCAGGGGCCGGGGCGCCTTCCAGCACCATGGCCACGATACGGATGAAGGGGGCCAGGGTCCGCCGCTTGCGCCACACGGCTTTCTTGCACGCTTCGGAACACGTGCTGGGCGGCTGGCCACCCTGTGGGCCCGTGGTCATCCTGGCGCCGCAACGCAGGCACAAGCTGACCGTGGGCTGGTCATCGTGGCCCAGCACCAGGTCCGCGTCCTGTAGTGGGGCTGTCTCGCTGAAGTTCATGGTGTGTCTCCTGTCTCACGTGGTGGGTCATCCCCCAGCTGGCACCACTCGCACACGGTGATGCAGCCTTCACAGGGGACAGCTGGCCCACAGCCATGGTGTTTCATGTACCAGTCCGCCAGCTTGATGCAGCGCCAGGCCCAGCGGATGGCGCCGTCCGACTTGAAGCCGTTGTGGCCCTGCTGGGACTCGGAAGCGGCCACCACCAGGTCATACGCTTCCCCCCAGCTCCCGGCCCTGTGGTCCGAGTAGAACGCCCCACAGCCATAGCAGCGCTGGGCATCCACCCAGCCGCCTGGCGCGCTGGGTTCTGGGATGCGTCCGTTGACGGCCATCCCTGACCAGCGCCGCTTCCTGGCCACGGTGGCTTCAAACACCTGGCGCGCTGGAAGGCTGACTGTCCAGGTCTGGACATCCCCCCGCCGGGGGGGCGGGATGTTCAGCGCCCCCAGCTTCTCACCCATCAGCGCGCTGATGCGCACCGTGGTCCGCGACTTCCCCAGCCTAATGGGCAGCTCCACAAACGGGACAGCGGCCCGCTGGTCATTCACCAGCAAGGCCACCAGCTCACCCAGCGTCCGCGCGCTGCCCCACGGCCTGGCCATCAGGCCAACTCATCGGGGGGCTTGGGGGTCCAGGCGGTCATGGCGTCCGCCAGGCGCAGCTTGTCCGGGTCCGGCGCCGGGTCAGCCAGCGGGGGCCTGGCCTTCACTCCGTGCCCCATCAGCGCCCTGGCGGCCCTGTGGGCTTCCTGGTGGCCCGCTTCAAAGGCGCCGCTGATGGCCATGATGTCACGCAGCGCGTCCGCAGCTGACAGCCCGTTCCGGGGCAGCTTGCAGACAGGGGCAGGTGGGTCACCAGGCGCAAACACCCACCAGGCGCTGGCCGTCACCTTCACGTGACACTTCCAGCGGATGCACAGCCGGACCAGGGCCTGGTGGGGCAGTGGGTCCAACTGGTCCACCAGGTGGTACTGGACCAGGGCCTGGTCAGGGCCATCCGGCTGACTGACCACCAGGGGCGCCGGGGTGGTGTCGCTGATGTCGGGGTCCGTGTCGGTATCCGCATCAATAAACGTATACGTAAACCCCAAGTCAGTGGCGGGGGCTTCCGCCGGGTCAAAGAGCGGGGGCCGGGGCTCCACAGGCTGCGTGATGGCCGGGGGCCGGGGCGGCTGGCGGGGCGGCTGGGCGCACCAGGTCAGCAGGGCCCACAGGCCACGGATGGCGTTGATGAACATCATGGGGTCACTCGGTGGGTTGGTAGTTGATACAGGCTGGCATGGTGGCGCGGACCAGCACCAGGTCCACGGCCAGGCACAGGATGGGCTTACCCACCTGGCGCCTGGCGCACGTACCGCAACGCGAGCGGGCCGCCTTGGTGCCCTGGTCCGGCATGGGCTGGCCCGTGGGATGCAGACCCCTGGCGATATTCACCAGGTGGCCGCTGGGCAGACCGGCGCCAAAGGGGTGGGGCTTGCGCTTCACCGGGGCCTTGCCGGACCTGGCGCCACACATCAGGCACCCAGCCCCACGGCAGAACAGGCAGGGGTCAGACATCAGCTGGCCTTGTCGTGGTAGGACCAGATGATGGGCGGCCCCCACGCCACGCGGTACCGTTTGGCGTTGTTCTTCATCACGGCGGACAGCGTGGCGTCAGGCCCGTGCATAGCCAGGATGTCCCCTGCTTCCAGCGGGCCCCGCGTCCGCGCCACCACCACATGCAACAGCCGGGGCATCCTGGTGGGCACCTTGCGCTTGCTGGCCGTGGTCTCATCGTCATACACGCAGCGCACCCACACGTTGGGCTTCTCACGCTTGCGCTTCGGCTTGCTGTAGTCGCCAGGCAACTTGTCAGACATGGTCTACTCCTCTTCCTTGGGGGTGCCTTCCAGCGTGTGGGTGTGGGTGACCAGCGCCTTGCCCACGTCCAGCAGGGTGACCGCCACCACCTGGCCGTCCGCCAGGTCCAGGCGCAGCAGGTTGCTGCGCTGGTTCACGGCCACGCTGGCCACGCTGGCCTGGCCGCCCATGACCAGGTCCGCCAGGGCCGTGGGCTTCATCAGGGGCAGGGGGTCCGGGTACCCGGACCAGCTGGGCCAGTAGTCGCCGGGGTAGTAGTCCCCCGGCTCCAGCCACGCGTCCGGGTTGTCCACCACCTTGTCATCCGTGGGGTGGACCACCAGCAGGGACAGCGGCATGTCCGCCGGGTCATGGACCATGTGGTGACCCACCTGGCCCACCTGGTACGTGTCCAGGGCGCCGTCCGCCGGGTTGGGGATGTGGATGTACTCATCCACGCGGGGCAGCTGGGCCACCAGCATGTTGGCCTGACCCATCAGAGCCATGGTGTCCCTGTCGCGAGCGTGGACCATCACCGGGATGGACGTAGTGGCCGCCAGGGCCTTGAAGTAGCTGGCCGCGTTCAGCAGGTTGCGCAGGTCCGCCAGGTCCACAGCGCCTTCCCAGCTGGCTTCACCAGACGCCAGGGCGTCCAGCTTGCTGACCAGGGCTTCCGCCGCGTCAAGGGCTTCCGCCGCGTCCGCGTAGTTCATCAGTCTTGACATGTCTATCTCCTGTCGAATGAAGTCCCGCTGGCGCCATATGCACCAGCGGGCCGGGGTTGTCTGTCTGCTAATCGCTGTCGTGCTTGAACAGGGCCGCCACGGCGTCCATGGTGGCCAGCTTGTTGGCTGAGTTCGGGATGGGGTGGCCCCCGGCGCTGGCCACGCTCTTGGTGGTGCGCATGTCCAGGCCCTGGCACACCTTCCAGACGCCACGGTGGCCACCACACACCACGGCAGCACGGCGCCAGGCGGCCCACACCTGGTCAGGGGTGCCCCCTCTCAGGAGCTTCCCGGCCTCCATGGGGTCATTGTCAGCCAGCGCCCTGGCGGCCCTGGCGGTAAGGGGTTCGGCGTTCAGGACTTCAAGGTCCGTCTTCCCGTCCACCAGACAGGCAAGCCAGCCGGGGGGCTCCAGCGGCCCCGTGGTGTCCACCAGGGACCGGGCAGCGGCCCCGAACGCGGCCGGGGCATCCCCACCCCGCTGGGCCGCCTCGGACATCCCCTTGACCGCCTGGTCCAGCCTGGCCCTGGCCGCCAGCATGTCCGGCGGGGCCGGGGGGCCGTCAGGGACCACGCTGTCCGCCCCGGACGTGGCGGCATCAGCCAGGGCCAGCTGGGCCTGGCGCCATTCGCGGATGCACTCCAGCTTCAGCAGGGCCGCTTCCACCCTGGCCCTGTACACGCCCTGGTAAGCCATCACGGCGGGGCGGCTCTCACACAGGGCGTCCAGCTCCAGCCAGCTGACCAGGCGCAGCCTGGTGCTGCGCCGGTTGAACAGGTTGACCAGCAAGCGCTGGGTGGGGCCGTACGCCGTACCCACGGCCAGGCCCCGCCAGCTCTCCAGCGGGCCCCGCCCACCCAGCTTCACTTCCAGGGGCAGCTGGGTGTTGTCCGTGGTCTCCACCAAAGCCGTGTCCGCCGTGCTGGTGCTGATGTTCTCCTGGTTCCACTTCCCCTTCAAGATGGTGGGGGTGACCGCTGGCATGACCATGATATCTCTCCTGTCGTTGTTGATGTCCGCCCATCTATGGTGCATCACGCACCACGTCACGTCAACTCACACCAGATACCGCAGGGCTGGTCCGTCACCCAGATGCCGCTGTCATCCTGGGTGAAGTGGAGCGGCCCGCAGTCATACCCCGGCGGGTCCGGCCAGTCCGGGGTCCAGCACAGCCACAGCACGGTGGTCCGTTGCAGGGGCGCTTCACGCCAGGCGCTGGGACACGGCGCGTGAAGGGCCTGGCCCCTGGTGATGCTGCTACAACGCGCCCACGTCTCAGCATCCGCCACGGACCCACTGGGGGGCCACCAGGTCCACGGGTCGTCACCATCACCACCTGGGGGCTTCCGGCGGAAGGTTGGAGCCAGGTACCTGGCCACCAGGTGGGGTTCCGGCCAGGGTGGACCCCACGGGAACTTCTTACGGGCCAGCTGGCCGTTGGCCCTGGCCCAGCGCTTGAAGACCCCCAGCCAGACCGTCAGGGCCGCCAGCACTGCGTCCGAGTCAACGCCCTGGAACGCATAGTCCCAGCTGGCCGCCTCTCTTGACATGTCCAGGCTGTCCGGGGGCCGATGACCAGCAGCACGCAGCGCCTGGAACAGCTTCTGAGCACTCACGGTGTCACCTCGTACCCAGCGTCCAGCAGGGCCTGGCGCGCGTCCGCCCAGCGCATGGGCATCCGCACCAGGCGCACCCCGGACTCATCGGCCAGCCTGGCCGCCTGGCGCAGCTGGGGCGTGCTGGTGGCGAACACCAGCACCAGGGTGACCCCCGGCGGAACCTTCCGGCGCACCGTGGTCCAGTGGTCCACCACGACCAGGTCAGCGACCTGGCTGGTCTGGCGCATGATGCGCAAGCGGGGCCTGTGGTGTCCTCCAACGGTCAGAACTCGAATCGTCATGCTCTCTCTCCTGTCATGGCCCTGGTGGGGGCCTGGTCAATCAAGGGGGTAGTCATCCCAGCCGCTGGGCGCGCCGTCCGCCGGGGCCTGGTCAGGCACCACGCTGGCCGCCCCCTCTTCAGCGGCTTCCAGGTACTTCACGAAGTTGCCGGGGGACAGCCAGTTTTCAGGGGCCGTGTAGCCCTGCTCTCTCAGCCACTGGGCGTTCCTGGCGGGGCTGGTCAGCACGTATTTGACCACCACCAGAACCGAGTCTGGCCCGTGTTCATCGATGCGCGCGCCCAGCGCCTTGCGCCGAACTTCAGGAAGGCGCAGCGCCCTGGCGCCTGGCACCACGGACTTGCGGAAGGTGTTCACCTGGTCCCACACCAGCTTCATCTGGACCAGGCGCTGGGCTTGCCCAGCTCTCTTGTTCTTCCTGTTGCTGTTGTCTGTTCTTGTTGGTGTTCTTGTTAACTCCGCGCCCACGGTGGGTGATTTTTGGGCGGATGGTGGGGGAGTTTGGGCGCCAGTGGCAGGTGAACCCCCTGTAATCACAGGGTCAGGTTGGGCGGATTTTGGCGTGGCGCTGTCAGGCTTTTGGGCGAACCAGTCAGCCAGGTCCGACTTGACCCGCTCCAACAGCTTGCGCGCCCTGTGGCGCTTCCAGCCCAGCCTGTCCGCCAGCTCACGGCTGGGCGTGGGGACTCCCTGGCGGATGTCTTCCCACGTCACCAGGTACGCCACCAGGTCCGGCGCCGGGTTGTCCGGCGTCCACCTGGTCCTGTCTGCCTGGCGTATTAGGTCGGCTGGGCCAGGGGCCCATGTCCAGTCAACTGCCATCTGGGTGTCTCCTGTCCCGTGGCTTGTACCACATGCACCAGGGGGCGCGCCACCCCCTGCTGTTAGCGTCACTCCATGGCGGCCAGCTCATCCACCAGGTCCAGCTGGTCCGGGTTGGTGGCCGGGGGCTTGGTGGCCGGGGGATACCAGTCATCCAGACCCACCTGGCCGCCTGTCCTGTCTCGGATGTCCGCCATCATGGCGCCCCCCGGCTTGCGCTTGTCGTAGTACAGGCTGGTGAACGTGTCGTAGGCAAGGCCCAGGTCATCGGCCAGCTGGGCCAGGGTGGGCTTGGGGTCCAGGGTCTCATGGTAGTCACGCAGCTTCATGGCTGTTCTCCTGTCAGCGCCCCGTCAGGGGCTTGGTTCAAGTTCTAAGGGTCAGGGCAGGGGGCAAGACCAGCGGCGCCAGCTGTGGGCGCCTGGCGGCCAGCGCGGGCCGTTTTCAGGCTGCGCTGTCCGGGTCATCGTCCGGCACCACCAGGAACGGACTGGGTGGCATGGTGGGCCGTCCGCCGGACTCCGGGGGCAACACAGGCACCCTGAGAGGGGGCGGGGGCTGGGTGGGCGGCATGGACTCACGGCCAGGCAGGTAGCCGCGCACCAGGTGGAGCCTGGCCGGGTCCACCGTCTCTTCCCGGCTGTTGCTGGTGCCCACGGGGGCTTTCTGGAATCCGGGGATGATGATGTCCCTGGCCCCCACGGGGACAGACCCGTCACAGTAGTACACCACCCGGTCATGAGTGCCCGTCGGGTCCATGATGGCCAGCCTGGCCTTGGTGGGCTGGTCCGACCACAGCCGCCTGACAGGGACACGGTGGCCCCTGGCGACATGCCAGAACCCATCACGGGTCAGCTCCACCTGGGCCAGCCAGGGGGCGCCGCTGGACACCATCCAGGGGCAGGGGGCCACGCGGACCCCCAGGTAAATCAGGCCGTCAGCCGGGGCCACGGTATCCATGGCGGACAGCAGGTGTTCCACCAGGTCATTCAGCACCATCAACTCAATCACGGGGTCTCTCCTGTTTGGTACGTGATGCACAACGTACAACACCCTGGCCGTTGTGGCCAGGGTGTTGGTGGTCGCGGGCGGTCAGCGGGTCAGCGGGTCAGCTGTCCAGCGCCACGGGGGGCGCCACCCGCAGGACGCGCCCCGTGGGGGTGGCCTCGGAACGGTTCAGGCCGTGGTCCATCAGCTTGCTGGCGGCCCGCTCCATGGCTTGCTGGACATAGATGTCCGGGTGAAGCTGGGACGCCCTGGTCACGGCGTCCGTCACCCCGGCCAGGGTGTTGATGTCCGCCAGGGTGTCATGGCCCAGCAGGTTGGTGGCCGTGGCCACCTGGTGGTCCGTGAGCCCCACGGCCTTGCTGTTCTCCCCCAGCCACTGGGCCGCGAAACTGGCGCCGCTGGCCAGGCTGTCCGAGACAAGGCCGTCAATCGCCACATCCAGCGCCGCGTTGTACTTGTCCACCAGGCCAGTGGAGTACACGCGGGCCTGGTCCAGCGCCCCCTTGACGCCCCGGCGGATGCGCTCCGTGTTCCCGCTGTGGCGCCAGTCCCAGCGGCTGTCAGTGGTCCAGCCCACCATCCCGTTGGTACAGATGAGGGTCCACATGCCAGCGTGAAGCCCCACACCCCGGCAAGCCGTCTCACTGTTCCAGGCTTCCACCATGGGGATGGGCTTCCCGACTTCCGGCGCCTGGCCCCGCTTGAACTTGGGGTCCAGTGAGAACCGGACCCGCATCCCGTCATCCGTCCTGTGGTACGCCACCACGGCCATGTTGCGGACATCCGGGTCCGCCAGCATGTCCGTGATGAAGGCCAGGTCATCATACAGGCTGTAGGACTGGGACATCACGGCGCGGACCATCACGGCCCGCTGGCCGCCGGGGTCCGCCGGGTCCACCACGTTGACCAGACGCAGCATCATGGGGGTCTGGCCGTGGGTCTGCACCAGTTTGGCCAGGCTGGCCGTGGCAATCTGAGCCCCCTTGTCATCGATGCTGGCCAGCCGTTCCAGCATGGCCCTTGCGGACAGCCCACGGCCCACCAGACTGCACAGCTGGGACAGGGCCCGCTTGCTGACCAGCTGGCCAACCCCCAGCCGGGGCACCCCGCTGACCATCTGCCAGCGCTGGGCGGACATCCGGCCACGGGCCAGGCCAGCGTTGCCGTTGTAGCTGAAGTGGAACAGGGGCAGCGCCACCTCAACTTCACGGGGGTCTTCCAGCTTCACCCTGGCCGCCACGTCATCGTACACGTCACCCAGCGTGAGCGGGGCCCACTCGGCGCGCGGCATGTCGTAGCGCGACAGGACGCGCGGACGGACGGTGAAGGGGGCCCAGCTGTCCGGGGCCTGGTCATCCTGGCGCCGCTGGTTCTGGTCATCGTCAGCCAGGACCAGGCCGGGGTTGATGATGACGCCAGGGCGCCGGGTAGTCAGCGCCTGGCTGGGGGACATGGTGGTGTCAGACATGGTGTGTTCTCTCCTGTCCCCGGCTACAGCGCCGGGGTGCTGTACAGGTAGTACACAGCGCACCCAGCCGTCAACCCCTTCCGCCTGCTATGCGGTCAGCTTCTGGCGCCCATGTTTCCGCATACGCAAACGGCCCCGCCGGTCAGGGCGGGGCCGTGGGGTGGCTGGGGTGGCTGGGGCGGTCAGCGGGGCAGCTGGCCCCGGCTCAAAATCTCCATGATGCGCGCCAGCATCAGGCGCCGCTGGGTGGCCGTGGCGCCCATGTAGGCTTCCGTCACAGGCGCCAGGTGGGCCACCAGCTGGTCCTGGCTGGCGTCCTTGCGCCTGGCCAGGGCCAGACTGTGGCAGTCCTTGTCGGCCCAGTGGGTGGCCGTCCACTCAGCCGCCAGGGCCTGGTCCACTCGGACCCCGGTGAACGTGGGCACCTTCTCACCCCCGTACACCACGGCGCCGCTGTCCACATCCACGTGGACCGTGTACACCTGGCCGATGCCAGCGCCGCTCACGATGGGCTTCCCGGCCCACAGGTAGCTGTGGGCCTTGTCCCACTTGGGCCCCATCGGCTGGCCGTCAGCGTCCACACGGACCCACAGCTGGGCCAGCTTGCTGCGCCCCTTGGTGACCAGCTGGCGCTGTCCAGCGTACGCCAGGGGCGTGGGCTGGTAGTTCTTGGCGCCGCTCACGCGACACCCAGCGCAGCCATCAGGCTGAAGGCCATGGCCCTGATGACCTCCAAGCGCTTACGGTTCTTCGTGCGCAGCTGACTGCCCCCGCTGGCCAGACTACCCAGCCTGGCCATGTCGTGGACCGTCATCTGTCCCAGCATGGCTTCAGCGAGTTCAAGCCGCTGGGCCGGGTCAAGGCGGACCCTGACAGCCGTAACAGCGGCGCCCATCTGGGTGGTGATGACCACCTCCGAACCGTCAATGACCATGTAGCCGTCCGCAGCCGCATCCGGCTCCATGCCCGGCGCCCTGGTCAGCCTGTACTTGATGTCCAACATCATGCTTTCTCTCCTGTCATGGCCCTGGTGGGGGCCGGGTTGTTGAAGGCGCGCCAGGCCCTGGCGGCCAGGGCCTGGGTTCGACGCTGGTACCTGGTGGCCACCCGGTGGCCGCCGGGGTCCAGCTGGGTGGCCTGGTGGAAGCCGTGAGCCCTGGCCAGGACCAGGAAGCCCATGATGAAGGCGTCCACATCCCGCCACAGCCTGGCGTCCAGCTGGGCGGCCCTGGCGGCCATGACGGCCTGGTGGCGCTGGGCGTTCATCGGTGCGCACCCAGGCCCCGGACG